GAGATCGACGGTTACTTTCGGTAAAGGATAATTAGGAGTCTATCATGGCATCTTCTGCTGCCCCATACGGCCTAAAGCCGTTAAATCTGATTGGAGGACAGCCTTACGCTGGTTCCACCCGTCAGATTAAGATCGCTTCTGGTTATGGCGCTAACATCTACAATGGCTCAATTGTGGCTATTGTTGCTGGCGGCACAATCGAGATAGTGACTACAAATGGAGACAATTCAACTCCATTTCCAGCAGGTACAATCGGCGTTTTTGTCGGCTGCACCTACACTGACCCCAACTCTAAGCAAAAGCTTTTCAGTCAATACTGGCCTACAGGTACAGTAGCGTCTGACGCTATGGCTTATGTTGTTGATGATCCAGATTGCTTGTTCCAAGCACAGGCCGATGGCGCTGTGACTCAGGCTGATTTGGGTCAAAATACTCACTTGGCTGCGGTACAGTCTACTAGCACAGGAAGCACCACTACTGGTAATTCCACTAGTGCTTTGACCGCTACTACTAACACCACCTCTGGTTGGGCCTTCAGAATCGTTGATTTTGTTGACGCACCGGGGTCGGAAATTGGTGACGCTGCTACGGATTTGATCGTTAAGTTCAATCCTGACGCGCATTCATACACCAATAAGACCGGTATTTAAGGAGAGTATTGAGACATGGCTATTTCAAGAGCGCAACTACTCAAAGAACTCCTTCCGGGTCTAAATGCCCTATTTGGCATGGAGTATGAGAAATATGGTGAAGAGCACGCTGAGATTTTCGAGACTGAAAGCTCAGAGCGTTCTTTTGAAGAAGAAACCAAGCTGTCTGGTTTTGGTGCAGCCCCCGTCAAGAACGAAGGGTCAGCCATTGCATACGACAACGCCCAAGAAGCGTGGACTGCTCGATATAACCACGAGACAATTTCTATGGGTTTCTCAGTAACCGAAGAGGCTATTGAGGACAACCTGTACGATTCTCTGTCTTCTCGTTATACCAAGTCACTTGCCCGCGCTATGGCTTACACCAAGCAGGTTAAGGCTGCTGCTATTCTGAACAATGCGTTCGATAGCAACTATACTTACGGCGACGGTGTAGAGCTGTGCTCCACTGCACACCCTCTGGTGTCTGGTGGTACCAACTCTAATGAGCCTACAACTGGTGCTGATTTGAACGAGACTTCTCTGGAAGCCGCCGTTATTCAAATTGCCGGTTGGACTGATGAGCGTGGTCTGCTAATCGCAGCCAAGCCTCGTAAGCTGGTTGTTCCACCTGATCTTCAGTTCGTAGCGACTCGTTTGCTTGAAACTGAACTTCGCACGAACACCGCTGATAACGACATCAACGCACTCCGCAGCATGGGTTCAATTCCAGAAGGTTACACTGTTAACCACTATCTGACTGATACCAATGCTTGGTTCTTGTTGACTGACGTTCCAAACGGTCTGAAGCACTTTGTGCGTACTCCAATGCAAACCTCAATGGATGCCGATTTTGATACTGGTAACAGCCGGTACAAGGCCCGTGAGCGTTACAGCTTTGGTGTATCTGACCCACTGGGTATCTTCGGTTCACCCGGAGCTAGCTAAAAGCTGGACTGAGAGGGGGGCACTTGTTGCCCCCTTTTCTTTGATATACTATAAACTCATCCTGACTGCGCTCCATTGGGGAGGCGGCAGACTTTAGCCACGACAGGAGACACATATGGCTACTCATCACAATACCCCCGTGTTGTACAGCGGCTATGCGTCCGGTTATAAAGACCTACTGGAGCAGCCCATTGCAATCAATCCTGATTACTTCACTTATATTGACGATTTCCTAGGTGTGGCTGTTGATACCACTAACGATTGGACTGTCGTTAAAGATACCGGTGCTTCTGTGGCTATTGTTGCGGACACTGTGGGTGGAGAGCTAACTCTTACTTCTACTGCCACCACAGATAATGATGGTGCTTCTATCCAGAAGAATGAGACTTTCTCAGTAGACGCTAGTAAGAATCTTTTCTTCCAGACTCGCCTGAAGAACAATGATGCAGACCAGACTGACATTTGTGTCGGCTTGACTGTTAACTTTGCAGCAAACCCAGAAGCTATGCTTACTGCGGCAGACCGCATTGTGTTCCAAGTAAATGACGGCGATGCTTCTATTAACTGCATCACTGAAAAAGATGGAACAGCTACCACTACTGATTCTGGTATTGATCTGGTTGATGATACTTATATCAAGCTGGGTATTGCCGTAGAGGGCACTGGAAGCGTTAAGTTCTATATTAACGACCAGTTAGTCGCTACTCATACCACTAATATCCCTGATGACGAGAATCTGACTATTGCAGCTATGAGTGTATCTGGCAGTGCTACGGGAACCCGAGCTACTGTTCTTGACTACATGATGGCGTCACAGACTCGCTAATAGGGGGTAAACATGGCTGAGAAAAAGGCTCCCGCTAAGAAAAAAGCGGCCCCTAAAAAGACTGTGAAAAGCAATCTCGTGCCCGGTACTGCTGAATACAAAGCTGCGGTTCTACGAGGTGAGATTAAGGAGTAGATCATGTCCCAAGGTGATATTTTCGCCATTACTCCATCTACCAGCGCCACGTTGTTAAAAGCAGCGGGGGCTATTGCTGGTGCTGGAGATATAACGCTACTCACTAATGATGTAAGTCCGCATGGTACTGGCTATAAGATATTGATTACTTGTGCTGGTTCAGATGCGGGGCGTACTTTCACTATTACAGGTATTAAGGTTGGCGACTTAACTGGCGCTGCTACCACCGAAACTGTATCTGGTTCTAACGCCAGCACTACTTCGTCTACGAATTTCTATACTCGTATAGAGAGTATTTCGATAGATGCAGCTTCTGCGGGTAACGTGAGCCTAGGCACCACGGGTTCTCTGGCCTTCGGGCGTACGAGGATTAAGAGTCTGTACTATGTAGGTACTGCATCTGCTGGGTCTATTAAATTTAATGTGAATAGCACTGGTGGGGCTTTGCTGCTTCAGATAGACACACCGACTTCGGCAGCGTCTTTTTCTGACAGTGTAACAATCCCAGATCAGGGAATACTTACACAGCGAAGCAACAGTAAGAGTGATTTCACAATAATGACTCTGACTAACATCACTAACGCGACGGTGTTCTGTGGCTAAACCAGTAGACAAGAAGAAAATGGCTTGTAATAAGCCGCGTCGTACTCCTTCTCACCCCAAGAAGTCCCACATTGTGAAGGCTTGTGAGGGCGGGAAGGAGAAGATTATTCGTTTTGGACAGCAAGGCAAGAAGGTCGGAACCGTTTCGGGTACGGCTGGAAAGCCCAAGAAAGGCGAGTCCGCACGGATGAAGGCGAAGCGCAAGTCATTTAAGGCCCGCCACGGCAAGAATATTGCCAAAGGTAAGATGAGCGCAGCTTATTGGGCCGATAAGGTTAAGTGGTAGTGCCTAGCAAGTCTAAGGCACAGCACAATTTCATGGCGGCGGTGGCTAATAACCCCCAGTTCGCTAAACGTGCCGGTGTCCCACAGAGCGTGGGGCGTGAGTACATGAAGGCCGACGAAGGTCGTTCATTCAAAGAAGGAGGTGATCTAGTGTCTAATTGCGGTACCAAAAGGATGAATGTGGGTGGGATGGCTGGTGCTACTCGCCGCACTGCGTCGCAGAAAGAGGGCTTTCCTGATTTAAACAAAGACGGCAAAGTCACTCGGGCAGATATCCTCAAAGGTCGTGGTGTCGAAGGTATGAACTACGGCGGTAAAGTTAAAAAGATGAGCAAAGGCGGCATGTGCCGTGGTAATGGTATAGCTCAGCGTGGTCAAGGTAGGATAAACCTCCGATGATGAAATGCAGAGGTATGGGTAAAATGCGGCCCGTAGCCTTAAAGAAAGGTGGAACAGTTAAAGACGAGTGCTACCGCAAGGTGAAGGCTCGGTACAAAGTTTTCCCCTCTGCTTACGCTTCTGGTGCTATAGCTAAGTGCCGTAAAGTCGGTGCCAAGAACTGGGGTAATAAGTCCAGTGGCCGTTCGTAAGACAAAGAAAGGCGCAGCGTTAAAACGCTGGTTTAAGGAAGATTGGAAAGACGTTCGTACGGGTAAAGCCTGCGGACGCAAAGAAGGTGAAAAGAGGGGCACTCCTTACTGTAGACCCACCAAACGAGTTTCCAGTAAGACCCCTAAAACCTCTGGTGAAATGACTAAATCCGAGAAACGATCTCGGATAGCCCAGAAGAAACGACTAGGTCAACCAGCAGGAGCACCGAAGAGAGTCCAATCTTTGAAACGCAAGAAGAAGGTGGCGAAGAAGAAAAAGTAATGGCTAAAGGTGTAAACCACTATTACAAAGACGGAAAGGTGCATAGAGGTGGTATGCACAAACATGATGATGGGACTCTTATGACCGGTAAAACTATGTCTAAGAGTTCTAAGAAACTTTACCACTACAAAGATTTGTCTAAGACCGCGCAGAAAAAGGCGCGGGAGAGCTGGGGTAAATAATGGCTACGTCCGGTACAGCAACATTCAACATGGACTTCACGGAGATCGCTGAAGAAGCGTGGGAACGTGCGGGCCGTGAGATGCGTTCTGGCTATGACTTACGTACCGCCAGACGTTCCATGAACTTGTTAACTATTGAGTGGCAGAACCGTGGCATCAATATGTGGACGATTGAGGAAGGCACTGTCAACCTCACCGAAGGAACTGCGACATATGCTTTACCGGCGGATACCATTGATTTGCTTGAGCATGTTGTACGTACTGGTAGCGGTAATGTGTCTACTCAGTCTGATCTCAACATTACGCGTATAAGTGTGTCTACTTACGCCAGTATCCCTAACAAGCTATCGCAGGGGCGGCCCATACAGCTTTACATAGACCGTGGGCAAGCAAACCCATCCGCCACTGTGTGGCCTGTCCCTGATGCGTCAAGCACTTATGTTTTAAAGTATTGGCGTATGCGACGTATTGAAGACGCCGGTACTGGGGTGAATACGGCTGACGTGAATTTCAGGTTCTTACCCTGCTTAGTTGCAGGGCTTGCGTATTACATAGCTATGAAAGAACCAGAACTGGCCGAGCGTTTACCTATGTTAAAAGCGACCTACGATGAGCAGTTTGCATTGGCGGCAGAGGAAGATAGAGAGAAAGCTACACTTAGCTTAGTACCTCGCATTTACGGGGTTAGGTAATGGGTTACAAGTACGCGTCTGGGCAAAAAGCTCTAGCAATCTGCGATATTTGCGGGTTCCAGTGCAAACTCAGAGAGTTAAAAGAACTTATACGTAAAGGCAATAAGACAAACTTAAAAGCATGTCGTGAGTGTTGGAATCCAGACCAACCGCAAAATAAGTTGGGTGAGTTTCCAGTAGATGACCCGCAGGCTTTGCGTGATCCGAGACCTGACTCGGCAGAGTTAACGGCCAGTAGAGACATACAGTGGGGTTGGAACCCTGTCGGGTTTAACAATAATGACGGGATAACCCCCGACAACTTAGAAGCAACCGGCCAAGTCGGTGCGGTAACAGTAACAACAAGTTAGGAGCTACGCCATGAAGCGCGAAAGCAAGAAAGCCCCAAAGGTTATTGAGTTCCCTAATCAGCCTACAGTCTATAAGTCTGAGTGCTGTAACCAGCCTATAGATGTAAAAACTAGCGGTATTAAGATGCGCGGTGCTGGTGCGGCTACTAAAGGCACTATGTCCAGAGGCCCAATGGCTTAAGAGGTAAGGGATGAACTATTCTGAACTTACAGCAAACATAGAGGATATCTGCGAACAGACATTTACCGCAGACCAACTTGCTATGTTTACCGAGCAAGCAGAGCAAAAAATATACAACTCTGTTCAGCTACCTGCGCTCCGAAAAAACCAGACCGGGAACGCAACCTCGGGTGATAAGTACCTGATATACCCGACTGATCTTTTACATGTGTACTCTTTGGCGGTTATAGATGGTAGTGGTAACTACACATACCTTCTGGATAAAGATGTAAATTTTATTCGTGAAGCCTACCCAAATGCTTCTAGTACGGGTACCCCAAAGCACTATGCGTGGTTTGACAATACGGCTTTTATTTTAGGGCCGACACCGGATGCAAACTACAGTGTAGAGATTCATTACGGATATTACCCAGAGTCTATTGTTACTGCGGGTAACACTTGGTTAGGCAATGAGTTCGATTCTGCGTTGTTGAACGGTGCTCTGGTTGAAGCAATACGCTTTCAGAAAGGTGAGCCTGATATGGTGGCCCTATACGAGAAGTTGTACGTGCAAGCTCTTACGCTGCTAATCAATTTAGGTGACGGTAAGATGCGAAAAGACGCATATCGTGATGGGCAGACTACCAGAGGGGCAGAAGTTTGATAAACGGCGTGCAAACAACATTTGATAACGGTTTTAAGGTGGATGTCCATACGACCAGTAATCGTGGTTGGACGCCAGAAGAGTTAGCAGATCGTGCGTTAGACAAGCTGCTACATGTCAGTAAAGACGCTGATGAGCAGGTCAGAGCGCAGGCTTTGGTATTTAAAGAACAAATTAGACAGGTTTTAGTGTTCTACATGAAAGAAGCTATCAAGTCAGATAGAACCACTATTTGTGCAGAACTCCAAAAGCAAGGCCACGCTGAGTTGGCTAACATTATCCGTAAACTATAGGAGAGGCCCATTATGGCTATTACTCAAGCAATGTGTACGAGCTTCAAAGTGGAGCTTCTTAACGGTATACACGCATTTGGAACTACAGTAACCCGTGGTGCGACTACTGCGGATAGCATGTACATTGCGTTGTACACCAGCTCTGCAACTTTGGGTGCGACAACCACAGCATACAGTGCAACTAACGAAACCTCTGGCACAGGCTACACCGCTGGCGGAAACTCGCTGACTGCGGTAGCACCTACAAGCTCTGGTACTACAGCGTTCACTGATTTCAACGACACCACTTGGTCTACAGCATCAATCACTGCTCGTGGCGCGTTGATCTACAACAGCACACAGTCTAACAAGGCCGTTGCTGTACTTGACTTCGGTGCGGACAAAACCGCTACTGCTGGTGACTTTACTATTGTCTTTCCAGCAGCGGACGCCAGTAACGCGATCATTCGTATTGCCTGATGTCCATTATCCTTGCTGACAGGGTTAAAGAGACTACCTCTACCACAGGTACGGGTAGCCTCACGCTTGCTGGGGCTGAGACTAATTTTCAGTCCTTCAGCAGCGGCTTGACCAGCGGGGATCAGACTTACTATACGATTGTTGATTCCACCAACACTGCTTGGGAGACAGGGATAGGGACTTTTACCTCCCCGTCCACTCTTTCAAGAGACACCATCTTGGCCAGCAGTAATTCTGGCTCTGCGGTAAATCTGGGTGCAGGCACAAAGGAAGTTTTCATCACCATACCTGCTGCATCCGCCGGATTTGTTGGTGTTCAGGGGCCGATGCTTTCCGATGCTACTATGAATGACAGCACGACCTATACTCAGAAAAACGTGTTTGGCGTACCTGAGTTCAACTTCGGCGGATTCACCAGAGCGACATCAGGGATTACGGTTCCCTACGATGGCGTATATGAGCTTTATGCCAATTGTTATTTTGTCGCAAACGACCAACGCCCAAATATAGGAATTAAATTTGCTATTGATGGCACAGAAAGAAGCGAAGTCAGCGCCTCTGACTATATTCGTAATTCAGGCGGGCATGACGAGGCAAGCACTAATCTAAAAGTGGTGGTCGAAATGACCGCAGGTGAAGAGGTTAACCTTTTTGTTGCACGATTAGCTGACGCTGCAACAGTTACCTTACAGGCTAGTGAGAGCGTTTATACCGTCATAAAGGTGGACTAAATGTTAGGTTTTAGTCCTCTATCTTCAGCCCCCCTCTCTGATCTTGGAGCTGGCGCGGGCGTAACCGTCAATGTAACCGGCGTTCAGGCTGCTACTGGTCTGGGTTCTGCCTCTGTTGGCATCTCTTTTACCTTCAACGCTACGGGAGTCCAAGGCACTACAGCCCTAGATTCTGTAGTTGTTAGCCTTCCCAGAACGGTCTCAGCTACCGGAGTCTCTGCCACTGGAGCTACCGGAAGCGTAACGGTAAACGCTGAGATTTCAGTAATAGTCCCTCTTGGCGGTTGGGGTCGAGGAGGCTGGGGTGATTTTGCCTTTGGTACGGGTGGCTTAGGGGTATCCGCCTCTGGTGAAGTAGGATCGGTATCTGTATCTTTTGGCGCGACAGCTAACGTCACCGGGCTAGAAGCCACCACTGCTCTCGGTAGTGTCACCGTCACGGCTGATGCAAATGTAAACGCTACCGGAAATGAAGCTACAGGCGAAGTAGGCTCGGTAACTGCCCAAGCAGACGCTAATGTTTCAGTCACTGGGGTTTCTGGTACTACTGGGCTAGGAAGCGCAACAGTCACCGCTGATGCCAATGTAAGCCCGACAGGCAACGAAGCCACAGGCGAAGTAGGCTCACCCACAGTACAGGGAGATGCCAACGTATCGGTAACAGGGGTTGCCGGAACCACCGCTTTAGGTAGCGTTACCGCTAAGACTGACGTTGATATAAGCGTCACAGGCAATGAAGCTACAGGTGAGCTGGGTACAGTAACCACCACGGCTGATGCCAATGTGTTCCCCACAGGCGTTGCCGGAACCACTGCGCTAGGCAACACCGCAGTACAGGCCGATGGGTCAGTAGAGGCTCTTGGTAACGCTGCTACCGGCGAGCTGGGCACAGTCACAGTACAGGCTGACGCTAACGCCATAGTTACTGGAGTTTCGGCCACCACTGCTGTTGGCACTGTAGACATTGCAACCGGCATTTTCGTTGATGTCACGGGGGTCGAAGCCACAGGCGAAGTAGGTACTGTAGCTACGCAGGCTGACGCTAATGTCTCTGTAACTGGGGTTTCGGGGACTACTGCCCTTGGGTCAGCTTCGGTATCTCTCCCTGCGGAAGTCTCTGTAACAGGCGTAGAAGCCACGACCGCCCTTGGATCGGTAACTGTAGCCCTGCAACTAGATGTCCCTGTAACGGGCGTACAGGGCGCTACAGGGCTTGGAACGGTAACAACGCAGGTTGATGCCAATGTCTCAGTGACAGGGGTTTCCGCGACCACCGCTCTGGGTAACACCGCAGTACAAGCTGACGGTTCAGTGGAGGTTCTGGGCAACGCTGCCACGGGTGAAGTTGGAACCGTAACCCCCACAGCAGACGCCAATGTCTCGGTTACTGGGGTTTCTGGCACTACTGCTCTAGGCACGGCCACTGTAGACCTACAGCTAGATGTTCCTGTGACGGGCGTCGAGGCCACCGGAGAGCTTGGTACACCGACAGTATCAGGCGATGCAATAGTCTCGGTTACTGGGGTTTCCGCAGAGGCTTCAACACTAAATAACGGTTCTGAATTTACCGCAGATGGAAACGCGCAGCTTTCAACAGCCCAAGCTAAGTTTGGTTCTGCTTCACTACTGCTTGATGGCACAGATGACTTTGTAGCGTCTGACGACAACATTGACCTAAGTTCCGGTGATTTCACGGTAGACCTGTGGATTCGTCCGACAAATGTTACGGGCTACAAAGGAATTTGGCAGACTGGTACAAGCACAACAGAACAGTCCTATTTATTAGGTAACCAAGTTTATTGGGTTGTAAACCCATCAACAATTATTAGTAGTTCAGTCACCGTGTCTGCCGGTGTTTGGACAATGTTGTCTTATGAAAGAGAAGGAAATGTTCATAGGATATATAAAAATGGAACCTTAGAAGATACGTTTACCACATCTAATACACCTGATAGTGGCGTCTTTAGTGTTGGTAAAAACGGCTTTGGTGATTTTAACGGGTATATTGATGAGGTACGACTTTCATCTGTAGCCCGTTATGAAGGCACATCCTTCACAGAACCGGTTGCAGAGTACGAAGTAGACAGAGACACTACAGCACTACTGCATTTTGACGGTATCAATGGTTCTACGGATATAGTCAACGAAACAGCGGGTAATGTTACCGTACAGCTTGGCATAACCGTACAAGCCACCGGAGTTCAAGGCACAACCCAGCTAGGCAGTGCAGTAGTCGCGGGTGGCGCAAACGTGTATCCTATCGGGGTTCAGGCTGTAGGACGGCTTGGAACTACGCTAGTTTGGGGTACAATAGTTCCTGACCAGAATCCGAACTGGGCGGGCATAGGGCCGTCTCAAGACCCCAACTGGACGCCTGTAAGCGGCACAAATGACCCGAACTGGGTAGAAATAAACGAAACCGGCTCGCCCGGTTGGACTGAAATTACCAATACCGACCCACCAGATTGGACGGAGATAGCGGCATGATAAAAGTAAATGAAGCGGTAAGTCTAGGGGACTCAATAGACCCTAAGCACGAAATTGAGATCGTGTGCGCTAATTGTGGCTATGACTTGGACGAGTCTGAGTTGGCGGCGGATACTTGCTCTGATTGTGGGCAGGCTTTGAATCTCAAGCAAAGCACAAAGATTTATGCTACCTCGGTGCCTCCGGCAACGGGCGATGCGTCATTATAGGAGCTGACAGATGGCGACTTATGTAAACAACTTACGCCTCAAAGAAATCACCACAGGTGACGAGGACGGCACTTGGGGCACCAGCACCAACACCAACCTAGAGCTGATTACTGACGGTTTCAGCTATGGCACAAAGCAGTTGGCGGCGGATGCCAACGAGACTTTTACGATGCCGGACGGCACGGCTGATGACAGCCGGTCTTTTTATCTCAAGATCACTTCTGCTGTATCTCTTACCGCTACTAGAGAAGTCACACTAGGGCCGAACACCGTATCCAAGGTGTGGATGATCGAGAACGCTACTACGGGTAGCCAGACCATCACTATTAAGCAGGGTTCAGGCGCGACAGTAGATGTCCCCACTGGCGAAAAGGTAATGGTGGTTACAGACGGGGCAGGGGCTGGTGCCGCTGTTTTGAACGCCAATCCTAGTGGTGCTACTGGCGGCACAGTCACCAGCGTAAGCGGTACAGGCACAGTCAACGGTATAAGCCTGTCCGGCACGGTTACAAGCTCGGGTAATATTACTCTAGGCGGTGCCCTTACTGGTGTAGACCTGACCTCACAAGTTACTGGAACACTACCCACTGGGAACGGCGGTACAGGTTCTACTGCTACAACCTACTGTAGTCTGACTGCTAACGTAACAGGAATACTGCCCACTGCGAATGGCGGTACAGGGCTTTCAAGTATAGGCACAGCTAACCAAGTGCTTGCAGTCAATTCTGGCGCTACTGCCCTAGAGTACAAGACGTTTCAAAATAACCCATCAATAACCGCCACTGCATCTGGTGCGTTAGCAGATGGTGACCCAGTTGTTATCAAGTCAGACGGCAAGGTGAGTGCAATTACATCTACATCTGCAACTACGGGCAGTCCACAAGATACTGGAGAGGCAAACGCTACTGGTGGTGAAGCTGTTGCTGTTTCATACGATCCCAGTGCAGGCGCGATGCTAATCTCTTTTAGAGATGATGTTAGCAATGAGGGTAGGACTATGGCTGCAACTATTTCTGGCACAACGATCAGCTACGGGACTATGACTGACGTTGATGTTGCTCGAGACGTGCAGGCTTCTGTCTATTACCCAACAGAAAACGCAACCTTCCTTTGCGAACTAACCAATGACGACTTTGAGGTAGTAACCGTATCAGGAACCACTGTTACTCGAATTGCAGGAAGCCAGTTTGATTTCACCCAGAACACAAGAAGTGCCTGTTATGACGCATCAGCGGATAAACTTATTGGATTGGGTGCCATAGACGTGGCTACGATAGACTATGTATCTCTTCAGGCTGTTGACCTTACAGGGACAACTATTACAAGAGGTAGTAATACCAGAAGTGCTGGAACTCTTCTTGCCGCTAGTGGTCTGGCCAACGCCAGCATAACGCACGACTCCGTTAAAAATGACAACACTTTTATCGTATCAAACGTTGATGGAACGTATGTACAAACATGGTCTTGCAGCGGAACTACACTGACTAATGTATTTACTTCAGCTTTTCCCGGTGTTTCCACTACAAGCAGAGAAGTAAGAGTTATTTATGGTTCAACTTCAAACTCATACTTGTTCTTTTATCTGGACGAGTCCAACAACGCTTACCCTACAGTAATTGGAGCGGTTAGAGTAGGAGACTCTTTTTCGTATGGCTCTCCAGTAGTAGTTGCATCTGGGGCTTACACTGATTTGCAGGTTGGATACAACCCTGCCGCTAATAAGTTTTTGGTCAGTTATAGAGGGGCGAGTAACTATAAGTATCTCCATGAGGTTACCCCGGATGGAAGTGATTTGGGAGCTGGTAGCGCGGTAGATATAAGCAACTCAGTAGCTATAGAGACAGATACTTTTTCAAACATAGCCTACGACTCCGATACAGAGCAAAACATAATTGGTTATGCAATTACCAGTGACCGTAGTGTTTTTGCGGTTATATATGACCCAGCAACAAGCACTTTAACTTCCAACACCTTTATTGGCTTTTCTGACGGGGCGTACTCAGATACGGCTACGGCTACGATTCAGGTTGTTGGTTCGGTAGATGATGCTCAGACAGGACTAACTACTGGCAAAAAGCATTACGTCCAGACTGATGGCAGTCTTGCCACTTCACCAGATGTACCCGAAGTATTTGCAGGTACAGCCATTTCAGCGACTCAGATTATTACTAAGGGGTAAGCATGAAGACTATTATTGACGGTATGGGTTGCTCAAAGTATCTGTTCCCCGATACTGAGGTTGTTGTAATTGGCGAAGAAAACATAACGATTGGCTCTCCTGTTAAGTTTATTATCGGAGACCTTAACGCTAATAACTCAACGCTTGTTGAAAATGTGACTGAGCCAGACGATTGGTATGGCTGCAAGTACAACTATGTCAATGGTGTTTGGGAACTATGTGTTGAATGGGTTGATCCCCGAAATAGCTGATTTAGGTTAGCCGCACAAAGTTATTTTATATGCCAGCGTTAGATGCAATATCGGCCCTGTGGCCTCTTGTCCTTGGGTTCGTGACGCTAGTCATAGTGCTGGCAAAGATGCACTCGGATATTGATACGATCAAAGAAAAAATAAAGATACTGTTTGAGTTGTGGAATAAAAAAGACTGAAGTTATTTGATTATGGTGTTGTTAGATGGCCAAGCTCAACGAAGATACAGAACTGTCGATCCCGCTGAAGAATATCGTGGGTCTTTTGGTGATGGTATCTATTGCCACGGCTGGGTACTTTGATGCGATTGAGCGGATTAACTCGCTTGAACACGCCTTTGAAATATCAGAGCTGGCAATATCGCAAAACAGTGAATTCAGAGTCAAATGGCCGAGGGGTGAGCTTGGCGCTCTACCAGCAGATGCCAGACAAGACTTATTCATTGAGATTCTCCAGAACCAGATAGAGCGATTGGAGGGGAACTTGGAAAGAATAGACGATATACAGGTGCGTACAAAACTGCTTGAGCAGCGGTTGGATTTTGATATTCCGCTGGACGGAGAGATATAGGTGTAAGGTGATGGACTTTCAAACGGGATTTAATGTTTTTCTAGGGATAGTCAGTTTTGGTGGTGGTTGGCTCGTTAACAGAGTCTTTGTACTGCTAGACAGAATGGATGCAGACATGAAGCAAATCCCTGAGAAGTACGTGTCTAAAGACGATTACCGAGAAGACATTCGTGAAGTCAAAGAGATGCTGGGGGCCATATTCAAGCGGCTCGACAACAAGGCAGACAAATGAAAATCGACCCCGTACTACTGAATATGGCCTGTAGCTGGTCGCTGAAGGCGTATAACGACAAAAACAAAAGTACCATCAAAGTAGAAAACAAGATGACGGGGGCTACGGCTTTCGTAATCAAGCGCAAAACCATAGATGTCATTGCCTTCAGGGGTACTCAAAAGAAAGTAAACGATGTCCTCACCGACATGTTTGTACTCCCTGTGCCGTATGTCGGGAGGCTGTGCCACGGAGGCTTTGTAGCCCAGCACGTCTCTATATGGGGAGAGATTGAAAAACACCTAGACCCCAAGAAGCGCACCCTGATAACCGGCCATAGCCTTGGTGGAGCGTTAGCGGAGCTGTCTGCGGCTAAACTGAACGGTAAGCACGAGAATATAAACCTGATTACTTTCGGTAAACCAAACGTGTTTTTCAAAGGGTTCAAGCGCCCAATGAAGCTCGATACCCAGATATCCTGTGTGCAGGGTAGTGACGTGGTGGCTAGAATCCCACGGTTCTGTTATGGCCCCTCTAAGTCCCAAGAC